TAGTTTGTTAATTGTCAGCATCAATACAAAATAGCGAGTTGAGTTTTATGTAACAAAAAAGGGTGAGCAAACGCCCACCCCCTTTCTCTATGAATCAAGCAGAATTAAATGCCCAATGTTGTAACCACTGAACCTTGTAAGATGAACGGTGCTTCGGCTTCAATAGCAGATAGAGTTACCTCGTATCCAGTAGAATCACCCATTGCAGTTCCCGTGTTGCTGACCATTGCAGTCACATCACATCCTAAGTCCTTGCCACATAACCAATACTCATCGTTGTTTGTTTTCACGATTGTATAACAACGACCTTGTGCAAGAAGTTTCATCTCGTTGCGTTTGGTGGTTGACAATCTGCGAAGTTTGAACGCAATGTCAGCTTGGTTGAAGTTAGTACCATTTTCAACACTTGAGTTTGTAGTGTTTGTCAATGATCCAGTTCCTTTTGGCAATTCATAAGTGTACACATCGCCACTCACAACGGTTGTTGCAGTAACCACGCCACTCACAACGGTGAACTTTGATGTCACCCAAGTAATTAGGTGGATGCTCTTGATACCACCGATTGCTTCTTTGCAATCCAGTGTGAATCCTGATGTTAATAAACAAGCCATCCGTGTCTAAATTAAAGAGTGAAGTAAACTATTTCGCCCGGAAATGCAACTTGCACACCAGCTTTGAAAGTGAAACGAACACGAACCTCATCGTTGTCGATTGAGTACCACATTTTCACTTCTTCGTTCTCGTCAATTAAGTCAGTTCCCATAAAGAAGTTTGACAAAGAACCAGCAACAATTTTGTTTGTTCCATTCAAACCACCAACGGCAATCAACTTCATATTTGTACCGGGATAAACCATCTCCATTGTTTGAGCTGCATCAGCAACATAATGGAATAAGTTAGCGTTCTTCAAATTGATCAACATCAACTTAAAATTATCAACACCCAAGAAACAAACTAAGTCATCTTTTGCAGCAACCGCAGCAGGTACGTTTGCATAGATTTGATCCAAGATGTCATCAATGTTTGCAGTTGTTACAGTTGTAAAAGTTGTTGGAGTTCCATTGCCTAATACTGGAGATGCAGCAGCAATCAACTTGTTAAAACCATCGAAACGGCTCAAGTTAGGGTTACCACTTCCAGTGTCACCAGTCCACATTGCAGTTTCCAAAGTTTGTGCAATAACGGCTGCCTTCTCGTTTCCAATCTGCTCCTCAAAAGGAATCATTGTTGGTGAACCGGGCATAATTTGTGTTTGCATCCACTTTGCTTCCAATGTCTTTGGGCAAAGAGTTTCTTCAACTTTTACTGCACCAACAGTGATGGTTCTTTGAGTGAATGTGGTTGTACCACTACTCAAATATCCACAGCCATCAGCTTGAAAAAATACGGTTGAAGCAAGGATGTTCAATGCAGATGCAGATTTAACACCTACCTGAACTTGGTTAGAAGATTGCAACAATGTTGCAGTTTTGCTCCCGAAAAGAGCTTTTACCAACAAGTCCGTTGACTGTTCGTTGGTGTAGTTAGCGAGTGATCCGACTGAAAATGCCATAGTTTTATTTGTTTATTGCGTTTTTGAATTTTTTGAGTGCTTCAAACTGGTCATTCTTTTTGCTTGAAACGGGGATTTTTGTGGGTTCGTCTGAAGGCAAGTCAGCAACTTTCTCGATCAAGTCGATTGCTTTGCTCATTGCTTCTTTGTGTGTGTTGTTAGATGCAGTCAATGTTGCCACCTTAGCAGTCAATTCAGCGATTGCAGTTTCCATCTTGGCAACAACTTCGTTGAATGCAGATACGGTTGCGAACTCTTCGGCTTCTACTTCAACTTCGATTTCAGGTTCAACGATTTCAGTAACTAAACCACCAACGGTTGTCACCAACAATCCACCTTCAACTTCGTGAGTTGCATCAGGTGCTGGAATGTCACCTTCAGCAGTTTGAACGAAGATGGCAGTTCCGATTGCCAATTCACCTTCGTAAGTGATTACAGTTCCATCAGTCAATGTGGCGGTTGCCATCTCGACTTTGATTTCTTCGTCAGAGAATCCGAGCATTGTGCGGATTTCCTTCAATGTTTCTTTTGCGTTCATTTGTATATTAATTAGTTTTTAGTTGTAAGTGTTGCAATTTTACTTGCCATTCCATTGGCTAAGGAGTGATTTCATTTGCTCAAGGAGTTGTTCATCAGCATCAACGGGAAAGTCAAAAACACCCTCAACTGAGAATCCTTTGAACTCGCCTGACTTGACTTTTGCCCACACTTCTTCGTTGTCAATAAGGTATGAAACAAACCAAGAACCATCGGCAACCTCTTCAAATCCCTTTGGTGGCATCACGCCCCGTTCACGATCAATGATGTATGATTCAAACAAGCTCACGCCATCAGCGATTGGTGTTTTGTGGTGAGTGTTCACCGCATCGTACTTGTTGCCCCTTGCCCACTTCTTTGCAATCTTGAAGATGCTCTCCTTATCGAATACCACATAGTATTCACCACGAACATCGTCTCTTCGGTATATAGGTAAATCGGCAATCATCGCTGCTCCAGTAACAATTCGCTTCTCCTCGTCTTGGATTGCGAATTTACTCGCTGACAATTTGCGTTCAGTCCACCTCAACATCTCTTCACCGCCCCACAACAAATAAGAGATAGTTCCACAAGCGGTGTCATCATCGGGGTTGTAGTATTCTTTGGCTCTTGATAGGTATGAATAAATCCTTTGAACCGTTTCATCGCTGATTGGTTCACCTTGTGCCAATTGTTGACCTCTCACTTTGCCGACTTGAGTTGCACACTTGTTGCCATTCTCCTCGTTCAATCGGATACCTCTTTCGGCATTTGCTTTCGCACCTTCAGGATAATCCGTGTAACTGGCAAACTTTGACTGATACATTGAATAACATATCGCAACGGCTTGTTCACTATCCTTGCCTTCGCTAATTAAAATTGGGATACATCTTTGAACGAACTCTTCTTCACTTTCATTTGGATTCGGTTCAACAAATTGTTCTTCAAATGCAAGAAAGTCCTTTTGTATGGCTGGAGTTTCTACCAAAGAAACGAACTCAATGCCCGTTTCCTCGTCAAACTCGTTTATGTCTAATCGGTATACTGGTAACTTCATCTTTCTTAAATAGCACTATTTGACAACGGATACTTTTCTCGTAGTATCCACACGATCGGTTGTTCTTCGGATGTCACCTTCAGTCACAAATACTTTGGTATCAAATCCGCTTACGGTTGGAAGTGATGAGCTGATATTTGGTGCTGACATTTGTGGCATTCCACCGCCATTCATTTGTCCGCCACCTGATGGTGCTGATGTGCTTTGGAATTGTGTCTTTCTAATTTTAGCCAATTGAGCAACACCAAACAATGCTGCTGCCGTTGCTTGAACAAATGGATAACCAGGAAACACTTTGGTGATTGGTGAATCCGCTGCCGTTGTGAATGCGTTTTGTGTTCCTTCAATTGTACTCAATACGGTTGAAGCATACCTCATCGCTTTGTTGACTTGGAATGCTCTCTTTTGAGATGCTTCGTCATTAGTTGCAAACGCATCAGCCAACTCACTAATTGTATTGAAATAACCAAGTGTAGAATCTATCAATTCCGAGTGTTGAGTTTTGATAAATAACCCAAACTTTTCTCTATCTGAATACTCTTTTTTGTATTGTAATTCTTGGAGAACTACTTGCTGACCGGTTAGTTTCTTTTCAAATTCAGCACTATCATAAATTTTCTTCCGCCTGATGCTATATGCCAAATCAATGGCATCCATCAATCTTTCTTGGTGCTTTTTTAATTGTTCAAGTTCTTCTTTGTCCGCATCTTCTCGTGCTTTTTTTCTATCGTCTGCTGCCTTTTTGTGGATATCAGTAATTGAAAGCGTGTATCCAGCAACCGTGTTCCTAAGCGTGTTCAGTTGCTTCTTGGTTTCAGCGATGGCTGCATCCGCTTCCTTCTCAACTTCCTTTGGATCAAACACCAATTTTGCAAGACCACCGCTAAATCCTTGCACCAATCCAAAATCCTTGCCCAATGCCTTACCAACCGAATCAATTGTGTACAATAGAATTTGCAAAGGAGCAGTCAAGAACATAATCACCCCTTGAAGGATATCTTTGTTTCTTTGAGCTGCATCAATCTGAGCTTGTTTCATTGTTTCTTGAGCCATCAATTGTGCCTCAAGTTGTGTGATCACGGCATTGGTTTGTTTTATTTTCAATTGAAGAATTTCTTCTTCGCTCAATCCTTGAAGTTTTAAGATGTTGTCTTGAGCATTCAGCGTATCCAGTTTATCTCTTTCTAATTTCTCCGCTTTTTTAGCATCTTCCAAAAGTTTCTTTTGCTCTTCACTCACACCACTCACCGCCTCTTTGATGTCATCCCAATATGCAACGATTGCCCCAAGAGCAACAAGAATCAATCCGATACCCGTTGAACCAATACCCGCTTTGATTGCTGCGAATGCTTTCTTTGCACCGCTGACAACATCCCTGAAAATTGCACCGAATTGTTGTTGAATCTTTCCTAATCCCTCAAGACCTTGTGACAATGCCATTGCACCTTGCAACTTGATCATCGTCTTCTCGAAATCCTTTGATTCGTTTCCGAACAACGCCATCGCACCTTGTGCTGCTGCAAATCCACTTGCAACACCTTGAACAACTGTATTGATTTTTGAGAACCTATCGGGATTGACCGCTTTCACACGATCATTGAAATCCTCCATCCTATCTCTCGCACCAGCAAGTGCTTTCTCCGCTTTGGATGCTTCAGGTGAGAACTCACCGAACTGCATCACCGCTTGTTGAGCTGCGATGGTCAGTTCCTTTATTTCGGACTTCATTGATTTGAAGTCAGGTTTTTTGACGGTTAAGTCAATCGTTGCGTTTAGTGCCATTATTGATGTGAAATTATGTAATAATTAGTGCCATTATTTGTAATCCATTCAAAGCCATTGTTGGCGTTGTTGGTATGTGTTGCATTGCCATCAATCAAAGAAGTGTCTGCGGTGTCAATAATCATTGAGTGTGCTGATGCAATCTTTTTCAAGATGTAATGTTTTCCACTTACGGGTGCGGGAAGAGTTATGGTAATACTTCCAGCGGTTGTGTCACATAAAATCAACCAATCGTCTGCCGTTGCGGTATAGTTTGCCGTAATAGTTTTTGCCGAACCACCACTCAAAAACGATGGATACATCTCATAATTGCCGACATAGAGTGTATCAGGTTTGGTGACTTCAAAGTCATTGCATACAAGTGCAACACTTCCTTCAGCACCCATTGAGTAATTCACTCGCCTCAATCCAAGACCTGAATTGTTTGCACCATCCGAAGATTGCACAATATCGTATCCAGTAAACACACCGCCGCCACTTCCCGTGCTTCCACCTACATTTGCCCCACGAATACCCGGTCTAATAGGATTGCTTCCACCGGGATAAATATCTCCATTGATTTCACCTTCATTGCCTTGAGCAGTTCCAGCACCGATAGTTTTGTTTGTGATGGTTGTTGGTGGGATGAATTGAGCAAGAAGGAACTCACATTCATACACGCCTTCATCAATTGGATTGTAATCGCTGACCTTGTTCAACCTCCAATACTGACCTTCAAAGAAATACAAGTTGTTGAATCGTAAGTTGAACCAATCCAATGGGGTGATTCTGAAATAAGCTCGTGCAATCTTAGAATTCTTATTGGTGATCTCGCTGATGAATCGGTAATAAAAATTTGTAACAAGGTTTGAATTGCCGTATTTGTAACCAGCACCAACACCGAGTTCTTTCGGCATACCAAATAGTATGTCAAAGGTCGGATTGGCGATGTTGTCATAGTGGATAGTCAACGGCAGTTTGCGTTGTACCACATACGGGAAGTTCCCAACTCCGTAGAATGGTGCATAGAATCTCCAAGATACATTGTTCTGCGTTCCACCATAATACAAAATCCGCAAATCGCCATCCTTCTGAGCTTCAACATAACTCAACACAAAGTTTGTTTGTCCGTTGTCGTAGTTCTTTATCTGCGTAGGTGAGAAAATGATGTCAATCTTCTTCTCCGTTTTTACAAAGTCATTGTCAACTTTGTAGGTCCGTGATCCGTATGTGGATTGATAGTTCTCCTGGTATTCTTTGTTTGATTCATCTGCTCCCTCTTTGTAACTAAATACATACGGGTTTGCATCAAGATCACCCATCGGAATAATCTCAACGGGTTGTGAGTAGTCCAACTTCTTTGACCAATCCACATTTACTCCGTTGTAGAAATCATCACGGGGAACAATCCTCAGAACCTTTGGTTGGTCTTGGGTTGGTTCAATGTACAAGTTAAACATCTTGACGAACGACATCAGCATCTCGCTTTGCTTGACTTCCGAGTTTAAGAATATGGAGAACTCAACCGTTTCGTTATATGCAAAGTTGAAAGCGTTTTGGTTGTTCTCCATAAACGAACCGATACCCATAGTCAAACTGAACAAGGCATTTGACAAATTTGTGGCATTGGCTTGGTCGTAAATCTGAACCAATCGGATGTCAATCAAATCACCACTTGCAACGCTTGGCGATGTCAGGTAAATATATTCCGATGACGGCTGAACGGCAACATCAATGTTGATGGTTGCAGTTGACTTCAAAACTCCGTTGACATACAAGCCAAATAATCCAAACACATCAGCCGGGATAATTGGAGCATATCCGGTCAAGTTGAACTGCATTCCAAATTCAATCAAGAAGTTGTATGCTCCACCAATCGGTGCGGTGTATTGACCCGTTGTCGGATTGTAGTTTCCACCATTGTCAAAGTTGCCACCCGTTGAATCGTTGTTGAAGATTAAGGTAGTTCCCAAATCTAAGCTCTGACCTGATGTTGCTCTTGATGCCTTAAACAATCGTTGTGTCAACAATGTAGAGTTACCCGTCAATCCGTTTGGTGGTGGAATGATTAAGCGTTTGAATCGGTCACTATTAAAGAACGAATCGTTTGTGTACGAATACCCGGCATTTGTGAATATCTTATCAACAATTGTTTTGGCATACAAACACGGAGTGAACCACGCTGCTTCCCATTGGGTGATGTTTCTCAATCCTGAATACCCTCTATCAATCATCGCATAAACATAGCCACTTCCATAGGCAAATGCTTGTGGACTTCCGTTCTTGACAATCTGCGTATCCCACGAATCAATGATATTGCCACTCGACAATGTGTGATTGTATTCAGGGAACGACAACACATTCAATTTGCGGTCTGCGATGGTCGTGAATAGATCAGCCGTTTGTCCGTGTAGTGAACATTCATATTGGATGTCCGTTGAATCCAGCACATTGATTTGAATCAACCTGATGAATCCACGCAACTGCTCAACCTCGTCAAGCAACACCACCACATCCGCTTTCTTATTCGGATTGAAGTCGGGTGCAAACTGCGTTGATCCTTGAATGTTTTGCTCAATCTCAAAGATGTGACCAAACAACTTGTTGTTGGCAGCAGTACCAGGAATAAGAACCGTCTTTGTGTATTCGCTTGACCTTGATTCGGGTGACTTGATGTCTGCAATTGACTTGGTGATAAGAAGATCAAAGTTGTCATACAAATCCAATCTGCGATTCACGAAAGTTCCACCAAGTGCCTCAAGTTTATCAATCCGACAATCGCCTCCTTCTACAAACGCATCATTGGTTCGACCAACAAACGCTGCTTCGATTTGCTCTAAATACGAAGAAGGAATCCCAACATATAACTGAATCATAAGCGTTGAGATTTGTCAGCAAACGACAATGTGATGTCAAGCTCAAGGTTGAACATCTTATCTTGTACACCCTTCTTTTGCTCGTAGGTTGCATTGTCAATGTTCACCGCGTACAAAGTGCCGTCATACATATAAACGACTGGTGATTCAATCAGGTCTTTCAACCAAGCAGATTCCGTGTCATCAATCCAATTTGAATTTAACTTGATTTTTTGACTTGCCTTTGTATGATAGTTTGAACGAGTGCGAACACTTGTCGCATAACCGTATGTCGCACCGAGTGAGTACGGATTGGATTGGAATTGCTTTCTCTCCACCTCGAATGTATCTCTCCGCACCATATTGAAACGGAAGGAATCAAATCCTCCCAATCGGTTCATAAAGAAGATGTCCGTTGTTTCGTATTTACTGCACTCGTCTTTAATGTTGATGCGATAGGTTTCTGACTTGGCAGTTCCACCCAGTTTCAACACAACATCAAAGAATGTTGCCCCACCGGGTATTGTCAATTGGCTTCCGACGGGTATTCTCACGACCTTAGACGAAGGCAATGTGAATGTTTGGGTACTTGCATCTGAGTAGGTTATAACAACGCTTGTGGCATCACCTTTCAAAGCATAGAGCCAATCCTTTTGTGTGCGATGGATGTACCTCGTTCTGACATTTGTCAAGAACTTTGCACTTGATGATGTGGCAAGATATTGAGCTTGTGCGTAAGTCACCAAATCAAACGGATTCAAGGCAGCATTCCAAACAGTTCCAGTTGCGGAAGTCAAGTCAAGATACTCCGTGATTGTTCCCGTTGCTGATGGTGAATACTCATACCCGAACTCCACCTCGTAATCGCTGAATGAATCCACACAACCGCTTGGCGATGTATCCGTGAACGACCAGTTGTTGCTGACATAACTTTCCATTATGCGACCAATGTTGAACACCCCCTTGTTTGTACTTCCAAAGTAGATTGGTGCTTTGAGTTTGGCAATTGATGTCGTTGCAACTTTTACATTTGCGATAAACTTGAAATTGTCTTTCGTGTAGATACCACCTGAAGATTCCGTGATCACAAAGTTTGTGTCATTGAATGCGGGATGATACGAATCGGGTTGTTGGGTGATTGATAGAGCCACGATGAAAAATAGCGGATAGATGGTTGCGTTCCAAATGCACCCATTTTTCAAATGAAGCTCATCTTTGCACTATATAATGGTTAATTGCACCCATTTTGCACCACATTGACCAATATATTAGTTAATTGATTGCTCGGTATCACAACATCTCGTTCAAACAAGCGACGATGTACGGATTGAATCCTTTCCCGGCAGCATCCTCCAATCGCTTCTGCCGTTCTTTGGTCTTGGCTTTGTAGAACGCCATCGCATTCAAGAACTCAATCAATGGCATATCAAGAATGAAATCCCACTTGGTGCGATCACCTTTGACAATCTTGTCAACTATCTCCAGCCAAACTATTGGACTTTGGTCAACTGCTCCGTCATATCCTTCATCTCCTCCTTCAAAGAGCAAAGGATATTTTTCAATAACTCGGGATAAACTTCCAAAAAAAAAAGAGCATAGGTGTACGGAAGTAAAACGGGCAAGTGCATCATCAACGCACATTTGTCTTCATAGTGTGCTTGAGCATCAACGACCTTCTTGTTCCTTCCAAAGAAATCCACCTCAACGGATAGCAACGCAACAATCTTATTCAGCGATTCAATCACATCTCCGTTGAATACCTGCTGGAGTTCGATGAAGTGGTGTCCACACATCTCGTTTGGCGTTTTGGCTAACTTGAAATAACGACCACTAAGTTTGAACATAAACTGGATCGGTGCTTTTGGTAGATCGTTTAAGAAATCCAACTCCCGAAATTTCCTCGTTAGTTCATCAAGGGTCATTGATTCGACCTCATCCATTGAAAGGTTCAAAGCGATGGCAAGGATGTTCATCTGCCTTTCAAGGTCAGACATATCACGACAAGAGTGAATCTCTTGCAGTTGGTGGATGGTTATGTTTTTCCAATTCATATCGTTTCAATTTGTAACGGTTTGAGCAATGTGCATTTTTTACACTATGCAAAATAAAATGTTCCTGGTCTATTGTGAGCTTTGCAATCAACGGCAAGTGCAAGAGCCATCACACAGTCATCGTGTAGTCCGGGCGGTGCAGTATATCGCACACCCGTTCTTGTGTACTCAAATTCAAAGTTCTCCATCTCCGAGCCAATCGGTTCTTCAGGAAAGAATACATCGGTTTGTTGCACCGACATCACAAGTCCTTCAATCAGTTGTTGTTTGCTTTGGCTGGTGAACTTGAATCCCTTGACCCTCTGACAAATCCTTTGTAGTTGTTCAACGATAGGATCTCCAACTCCAGTTGAATCCACAAACGATGGTGTGTTTCCAATCAGTTTGACAATCCTCGCTTGAGTGACTGACCAATCCGCTTGGAATCGTTCGCAAAATGATACGCAATTATTCGCATCCATACCAATAATAACCGTATAGTCCGAGTATTTTGCCAAATCCACACCCCAAGCAACAACGGGCATTGATGAAATTGGTCGGTAACATTTGCGGATTGCATCCAAGCCAAACGGATTTGACTTGTCATCTGCTGGTTCTGCAAGGTAGAGTTCACGGAATACATAATCAGGTAGATCTCGCTTTGCTTGTTCAATCTCTTTCTCCGAGATGATGCCTTCCCTTGCAGCATCGTATGCCGTAATCTTGAAATACTTGTATTCGGGTTCTCCTTGCCTTGCTCGTTCACCTAATTTATAGAACCAATTCTTTTTGCCTTTGACATTCCCAATCAACTTACACTTGCCTTGTGTTGCAGTCAGCGTTGAACGGAGTGCATACCACGATTCCTCACGCATCCTTGATGCCTCGTCAATCACGGCAGCATAGACATCATCTCCATAAAGGTTGTCCGGTTTCTCACCTGACTTGAATTCAATCCTTGCACCGGTTGGTAATGTCAACAATAGTTTCGTTTCGTTGCTGATGAAGAAGTTCTTGTCCGTGACTTGGTTCTTCATCCTTCGGAATGCAATCTCCGCTTGTTGGTATACTGGAGCAACCCACCACACCGACTGACCATCTTTGCATTGGAGTGCTTGTTCAAATAGCCAAATGATATGTGATGCCGTCTTGCCTGTCTTAGTACTCGCAGCCGTAATAGTGAAACGGGCATCGCAATCAAGGATGTCCTTTTGGTAGTTGGTTAGATATGGTCGTGTGTAATTTATTTGCACAACGATTTATATAACTGCAATCTTGTCAAGTTGTGAAGTTCAAGGTTGTGATGCTTTTGGCAGTAGTCGTAGTTGCTCACACCCATTGACTCACGAACTGATGAACCGGCATCAATCAGTTTTTGGATGGCAAGTTTCCAATCGTTGCGTTCTGCAAACAACACACCATCGTTTCCTAAATGGTACATATACGGATATACATCGGAACAAATGATTGGTTTTTTGTACGCACTCGCCTCAATTATCTTCAGCTCAGATTTGCAGTTGTTGAATTTGTTGTCTTGCAACGGTGCAACCACAAAGTCAAAGTGACGATACACCTCACCATATTCAAACACCGATGTTCCTTCCACAATCTTTGCATTGGGCATACTCTTGGCGATGCGATTCCAAATCTCTCCTGGTGTATAACCGCAGATGTAGAACTCAATGTCCATTCCTTTGATTTGGTCGGCAATCAACTTCAAGTCCTCCTCGTGAGTTACACCACCAACCCAACCGACCTTGATTTTCTCAGAACGCTGAAGGGGTTCGGCTTCCCATTGCTTGTGTGAGTAGTCCAAACAGTTGGATGCGATGATGACATTCTCGTTTATTTCACGAATCTCTTTTGCAAGGTGTGGAGTTGTGGTGATCACCGCATCTGCGTAATTGATGGCATCCTTCACGCCTTGCTTGATTCCTTTGCGATATGCCCAATACGCTGGATTGTATTTCGGAAGCACCCAATAGTCGTCAATGTCCACGACATAGGGAGTGCCTGAATCTGCAATCTTCTTTAGCACATCATAATGCTTTGCACCAAGCCATCGTGAGAAGATGATCACATCAAATTGCGTGTAGTCAAGTGTGAGCCATTCTTCAGGTGATTGACAAACGCTTACATCCGCTTGTCCGTCAATTTGCATCCGTAGATGTGGCGTGAATAATCGGTGGTAAACTACACCGTTAATTCCGTCAGTTAGAATAAGGAGTTTCATTCGTTGGGCAGAATTGGGATGGGCATCCAGTACATCACATTGATCCAAGCCATTGTGTTTTCGTCAATCCACATATCGCCATTGTATCGTGCAAGTTTGATTTCGCCATCAAAGGTTGCAACGAGTTTCAGTTCTCCATCGTACGGTGGGAATGTGTCCTCACCTCTCCAAGTTTTTTTCATCGAGATTCAAAGTTATAGTAAAGTTTTTTGATTGAATTGTTTGGTCAATGGTTTCTTTTGGTTTGCCTTGTGATCGTGTGAGCAACATCTCCAAGTTAAACAAGGAGTTTTTGTCGTGCGACTTCAACAACGCACCAGCAATGATTCTCTCAAGGATTGTGAACTCATCACCCTTGTCAATCTTCTCAAGGTCTTTGCGTGACATCGTGAGCATTGTGTTGACGGTGTCCTCAACTTGGCTTTTTTGGTATCCAATTTCCTTGAGTTGTGTGATCAACTTCTTTGGTCTTCCGTGCGGATTTAGGACTTCACCTTTCTCAGGTCTTGTCAAACTTCCTCCGTGTGCTTGTGGTTCTTGTGTTGCCATATCTCCGAATTTCTCCCGAATTTATTTTACCATTGACAATCTTTGTTCGTGAATGGATTTCAACCACTCTTTGTATTCCTTCTTGTCCCCAAATTTGATGTGATCCTCACGACATATCGCCATCAGGTTTTCAATCGCATCGGCTTCTTTGCTCCCTCCGATTCCCCTTGCTTCAATGTGATGGATGTCAACGGCAGTTTTGCCACACACCTCACAAGGGATGAAGTCACTAATGTCATATCCGAAATGGTTCAAGTATGTCAAGGTGTGTTTCTTCATTTGGTGAATAGCAATGACCAGGATGTTGGATGCGACAATCGTTGCCAAAAGATGAATCCGCACTTCTCAAATAGTTCTACCCACTCCGCTTCTTGCTTGATGTTAATGTGTCCCCATTCCTTATCGAAGTCAGTTGTGTGCGGTGTTGATGAGAAGTGAAAATAATTGCATTTGAGTTTTGTCAAGAACGGGATGAGCTTAGAATCGGGGATGTGTTCCATCACTTCAATGGATGCTACCAAATCAAAGTGCTTGAATGTTTGGGTGGTGAAGTCCTTTGAATAGATTTGAAGTGTTTGTCCCTCGTTGATTGTCTTCAGTCGTTTGCCGACATACTCAAAGTGGTGTTGGTTCAAATCCACATAAGTACAGTCAAGACCTTGTTCAAGCATTGCTTTTGTATATGCCCCCATTCCTCCACCGCAGTCAAGAAAGGTTTTCGCTCCAGTTATCTTGACAATCTCATTCCCCGTATTGCGAAATAATTCCACATAAGATTCATTGTCCAAGTTGATGCCCAAATCATTTTCGTGATTAAAGCATTTGATGTCATCCCAAGTTCCTCCGAATGCGTTCATAATATTAACCCCTCCTCGTTTAGTGATTCACGCAAGAAGTCACGCATTTTGACCAATGCTTCCACAACTTCTTCAGGTGTTTCATCCGATGCATACTTTGTCCGTGTTCTCAACTCGTTGTCAAGTTCAGATACGATGCACTTCCACTTCCATCCGTCAACTGCATCTTCAAATTGATGGCGTTCTTCGTCAAGATTAAATTCAAGTATTGCTTTCATCTCCAAATGTTTGGTTGTAGTATTGTTGTGAAAAATCTTCTGCACTTTGTCGTTTTTCAAGATATTCTAAACCATAAGGCAAATTATTAAGATGAATAAACATATCCATTTGAGCATTTTTAATTTCATCCTTTCGCATTGCTTCGGCTTGTTCAAGTGCTTTGTCAATATCAAATCCTCTCAATCTCAAATTGATGTCTTTTTTGATTTGTTCAACCAACCACTCAATGCTACTTTGTTTATTGTTGCTCATTGTTTTTTCTTTTTCCATAAGTTCTTTAAGTTCTTTTTTTCTTTGTTCTCTTCGTTGTTCTCGGTTTTCAATACGCCATTTGTTTTTTTCTATTGAATCGGTTTTATAAGCGGTGGCTAATAGGTGTTTGATTTTATCATTCATTGTTACCTCCTTTCTCCCTTGCAAAAATCTTAAATGTGTTTCCATTGCCATCACTAAATACAATGTTTGAAGTACTAGTATCACCAATTGTAAGGTTCATTTCTCTTTTTCCATTAATGTATTCAGCAATCATTACTGGTACATCATTATTAAATTGAAATGCCCATTCTAAGTTATCAATTTTATGGTTTACAATTGTAACTGTTCCCAAGTTTTGTTTATTGTTGCTCATTGTTT